ATAGAGTACGTCTTTCTTCTTTCCGCCCAGGGTATAAATCAGCTTAATTTTATCCTCCTCTACCTCCTTGAAATCCGAGTATAGATTGATTACGGTTCCAAAGATTGCAACAGATATAGTTAAGAAAGTACAATCAATCTCTTAAGAAGAATTCTACATTATTATCCTTATCGACAACGATTTTATTGATTAATCCTAACCAAAATGCTTTTTTCCCATTCGGTGACATTTTTTCATAGTATTCAACGATGTCGTTATTGATAAATTCTTTATACTTTTCTACAGTTGGCTGTTTATATACGGGCGTTGCTTGAAGCTGCGATACAAGGGAGTTGTATTCCATCTTGTATCTATCTTTGTCAATTAAATCATCAAGATAAAGGTCTTTCAATTTGTCAATCTTTTTGTTTATCTGCGAGACATCAACCTTTTTAGAACTATCTTTTTGAATGCTTTTGATTGATTGTATTTTGCCACTTATTTGCTGCTTTATATTATCGAGAAGATAGCTTTCAAGGTATTCCTCGTTAATTCTTCTGGTATGTGGGCAGCCGGATATTATCGCTTCCTTACATCTGTAATAATGATATTCAACCGGCCCGCTCTTATTGTTTTGGCGAGTAAAGCAGCTGGTCATAGTATGCTTACATTCTTTACAGAAAACCAATGAGGTAAATAAATAAACTCTTCCAGCAATCAATTGGTTTTTAAACTCACGAACCTCAACGTATTGGCCGATTCTATAAAATAATTCTTCAGATATTAAAGGTTCACAAAAATTTTTAATACCTCTAAATTCCCCTATATATGTTTTGTTTTCGAACATTCTTCGTATAGAATAGTCATATATTTTATAATTATGCTTATCCCTGGCCATACGAGCGCACCCCATTACAGAATGATGCAAGTCGTAGTATTCAAATATATCAAGAGCAATCTGTTTTGAGGTATCATCTATCGATAATATCGATTTTTCGATTTTATATCCTAATGGAGCCTTCCATGCTGGAGTTTCGCCGCGGGATCGCTTGTTTTCAAAAACAACCTTTATTCGTTCACTTGTACGATCAGCTTCATCCTGGGCGATTGAGAGCATAATATTAATATGCAACCTACCGTTGGCTGTCGAAGTGTCGTAGTCCTCATATATCGTTTTCCAGTTTACTTTATACTTATCTAGAACTTCTTGAACTTTATAATAGTCCGAAATATTACGGAACCAGCGATCTAATTTAGTGAATATAATTATATCAATTAATCCGTTTTCAACATCTATAAGAAGTCTCTGCAATTCTTTTCGGTGGGATAATCTTTTTCTGGCAGTTAGTCCGGCATCTACATAATAATCTATGATGTCAAAATCATTACCTTGAGCGTACTCTGTTAGTACAGATCTCTGCGTCTCAACTGACAGGCCATTTATTCGTTGTTCCTCTGTGCTAACTCGGATATATATTGCGCATCTTTTCATAGATTACACCTCGTATAATATGCACTTGCAGCACTTCCATAAGTGCCGTCATGCCATGCCTTGAGTTGTTCTAAATACAGCTCGGCTTCTAGATCATTTAATGATTTGGAGTATATTTTCTGTTTTTGCTGTTGCGCATTAGACAATATTTTTATATCACTCAAAGAAGTACCATTAATATATTGGTCTATTTCATATTTTAAGCTCTCTATTCTATATTCAATCACTTTGAACGTGACATTGAATTTAGACGATAAGTGATCTTTGAAAGACATAATATCGGTAGCATCGCGAAAAGCGTCGTAATCAGCCTTGATCAATGGTAGCAATGCTTGATACGGTATTATAATTTCTGCGGCACCTTCGTTCGCTTGCCATTCCAAAAACACATCTTGCTTTGCATAGACAGAATCGATACAGTTAAATATTTTTTTATCTATGTCTCTGTGAATGCAAAGGTGAACAAATTCATGCCCACAGTCAAGATTCTGCTCAGCATCTGATCTGTCTTGGTTAAGAAGAATAACGTCTTCCCCTGGGACGCTTCCAATAGCAGCCATGCCTCGTAATGCCTTTGTTTGAAACGCAAGCTTTTTAAGCATTATACCATCATTAATACACACATCTACCATATTAAAGCCATAGTCGGTTACGCCTAAGCCTAGCCCGGCTTTATATTTATGCACTTCATCATACAACCTTCCTTTAGTAAAATATTTTGCCATTCATTAATTGCCCCCTCTTAGTCTTTTAATAGTCTCGATTGCAAGTTTAATATCATCTGGATGAATTCCGCTTTTCTCAGCTTCTTTAGCGAGACTGAGATAAATGTTACTCAGTTCCATTTCTGCACCTAATAAAAAGTCCACCGTAACATTATAAAAAGATGCAAGTTTTAATAATACCTCAGAGTCTGGACTCCTTAAGTCTCTTTCGTAACCGCTCAACGTATTTGGCGCGATGCCTAGTTTATCAGCTACGTCTTTTTGCATATAGCCCTTCTCTTCTCTTAGTTTTGTCAATCTCTCTCCGACCGTCATAAAAACCTCCTGTGATTAAAAAATAAAATCGCAAAATAGATATTGACAAATCGCACTATGAGATTTATAATCTGATTATACCACTAATCAACAACCTTGCATATGCGAGATATAATATCTACAGCTTACCATAACACATGCCCGTGCTATGTCCATCAGCTTACTTTTATATTATAAATCGCAAAACGCGAAGTGTCAATGATTAATCTGTGATTAACAATAGGTAATTATTACTATATTATGGAAGAAAGGAGAATATAATGAGCGGATCAAGTAATGATACTTGGAAAAAGCGTGGTGAAATCTTAAAAAACGCAAGGCTGTCAAAGGGATTGCTGCAGAAAGATGTAGCTAAAGTCTTGGGTGTTAAGAGTAATACAGTTGCCGGATACGAAGCTGGATCGCGCAAGATTGAACTAGATGATGTCGTAACTTTATGCCTTTTTCTCGGTATAGACCTTGCTTTATTTTGTGGAATAAATCGCAATTTTAAGTTTGTGAAAATCTGTAATGAGAATTGAGTATCTATCAGTCAATTGATACAAGCGGTTTAGCATAATTTATACAAAGAAATATGAGGTGATAATATGATGCACGGTACCGTTAATCTTGATAAATTATGCAGACTTCTAGAAAAAATCGCTACTGAAGAAAATCGCGGTTCGATAGTTACTATCAAGATAATACCGGATGAAAAGCAACTACAACAAACGAATAAGACCGCCTAGGCGGTTACCAGTTGGACAAGCTGGGAAGGAGGTCCATCTTGAAAGAAGATATTAAAACGCTCCTTAAATTCATTCTCGGCATCTTAGCATTTCTCTATATCTATGGGACAGCAGGCTCACTCGAGCTTGATATGATCACCGTCCGTCAGGCGCTAATTCGATGTGGAGCAGTATTTGGAGCAATAGCAATTGGGGTGGTTATAGCAGCTATAAAACAGCATAGGGAGGAGGGATAGAGATGCTTGATGTTGAATTTACAACCATAGAGGAAGGAATTGAAAAACTCAAAAAAGTAGTAAGCACTAGAAATCAGATGGGAGGAGCTCTGTATTTTAATGTTTGTGAAGAAGATTGTTTGAAAATCGCTGACAAGTTATCGTCCATGGGTATGAGTAAATTGGCTATCGCTACTATCGGGGGATGGGAACTCAGAAGATAGGAGGTCTTAGATGTGGCAAGGTTTAAGAAATGCGTTACCTGCTGTCGGCTTTGGAACATCAGCACAAGGCAGGAGATACCAAGCAGCGGATATGTTTGTCCGCACTGCATTAGCGCAAGAAAAAAGCTCACCAGGTACGGGAATACCAAAGTGAGCGCATAACAAATTATCTAAGGTGATTGTATCACCAATGACTAAGGAGGTCAAATATTTTATGGCAAAAGGAATTGTAAGAAAGATTGATGAGCTCGGGAGAATCACTCTTCCGATGGAGTATCGAAAGACATTTGGAATTTCTGCAAAAGAGCAGGCGCCGATCGGCATGTACATAGTTGATGGAGAGATCCATCTTGTTAGGGCGGATGATAAGTTCCGTGGAATCGCTCGTAATTTGGACGAGCTCGGGAGATTAACATTACCTATCGAGGTTCGTAGATCCCTGAACTTCACAGACCGACAGAAGGTGGATATATATGTGGAATATGGTCAGATCATCGTAAAGAAGGTCGGCTGTGAATGGTGTAGCAGCGAAGAGGATTTGATGGAGGTTAATGGCCATTGTCTCTGCCGGAAGTGTACTTATAAGGTAGTGGATGCGGTGATGGAGGCGTAGTCATGAATCAACTTGAACTTGAAAAAGCCATGCAGCTCAGGAAGATTGCAGAACGTGCTTTTCCGGAGCCAGTAGCGGACTTCTCTGTTAAGAGATTTGCCAATGGGCAATTCACGACTGCAGCAGATGGAAGCTTGATTGAAATCGCAATGATGATTGCGAAAGGGTTGCATGATATAGAAATTCAACATCCTGAGGCTCGAATGATATTTGTGGCTGCGCTTAGCGATTATTTGGAGGGATAGGCTTATGAGTTATTATCGGACATGCTCAGATTGTGGATCGAATTTAGATCCAGGGGAAACATGTGATTGTAAATTAAATTATGAGGAGGACACAGATCATGAGAATGATACTGAGAAAAATACACATCCAGAACTTCAAAGGGTGTAAGGATAGGGAAATTAATTTTAGCAATAAGACGTCTATTAAGGGAGTTAATGGCTCTGGTAAGACAACGATCGCGGATGCGGTTATGTGGGTAATGTTTGGTAAGGATAGCACCGGAGCCTCTTCCTTTGATATCCGTCCCAAGGATGCACTGGGTACCGATGTTGATTTTCTTGATATCCAAGTGGAAACTGTTTGGGATGTTGATGGCAGAGAGTTAACCATTGTTAAAACACAGAAGCAGAATTGGGTAACTAAGAAAGGCTGCGAAGAAAGAACATTCCAGGGGAATGAAAATAAGTATGTAGTCAACACCATCCCTAAGGCTGAGAAAGAATTCAAAGCCTACATAGAAGGACTGGTACCTGAGGAAGTCTTTAAGTTTGTAAGTAATACAAATGCATTTATGGCTCAGAAACCGGTTGATCGTCGAAAGACTTTATTTAAGCTCGTTTCCGACATTACTGATGCGGATGTATTAGCTACGGATCCTAAGTTTGATAGCTTGGCTGGTCAGTTGGCACAGTTCACTTCCGAGGAGGTTCTAAGTCGTGATAAAAAGGCTCTCCTGGAGAATAAGCGAAAGCTCGATGAAATACCGGCAAGAATAGATGAGGTCAGCAAAACAATTGTTGAGGTTGATTATTCTGAGAGCGAAGCTAAGCTTCTGGTGCTTAGGGAGCAACTTGCATCCGTTGAGGACAATGGATCCGATGCATCGGTATATGAAGAGGTTAATCGACTTAAAGCCGAGATATCCAGATACAAAGGCGAGATGCAGGATATTGAGCGCAATGTCAATTCCAAAATTGTTAAGGACCGCAAGGATGTGCAATGCAAGATTATTGATACCGATCAGGCATTAAGCAGACTGATTAATCAAGTATCTGCAGACGAGAGACAGCTCGAGAATGCTAAGTCTCTAGTTTCTGGCAACGAGGAGCGTCTTAAGAAATTGGGAGAAGATTATACTGCCGAGAAATCCCGTGAAATGGTAGAGGGAACAAATACTTGTCCTGTATGCCATCAAGAGTATCCCGAAGATATGAAGGAAAGTATGCATGTCGCATTCGATACTGAGAAGGAAAGAAAGCTCAGAGAGATTAATCTATCCGGAAAGAGTGTTTCAGATGCTATCAAGTCGTACAAGGCTCAAATAATTGAGTTGGAAGAAAGGATATCCACAAGAAAAGCAGAGATCGAGAAGCTGAATATCGAAAAGATAAATCTACAACATAAACTTGAGGAACTTCCCTCCTCAGTGGACATATCATCTAATGCTGTTTACCAAGCAGCTCAGAATTCTTTGATTAATGCCGAGGGCAATCTTGATATAGCTCTCAATATGACCAAGGATGTTGATGCCAAGAAACAGGCTATTGCAGAGAGAAAGAGATCTATTCAGTCCGAAATTGATGCGGTTAATCGAATTTTATCTGGAAGACAGGTCGTTGCCAATGCCAAGGCAAGGGTTGAGGAGCTTAAGACAGAGCAGCGGAGGTTGTCCCAGGATATTGCTACTACTGAGAAGGAAATTTACCTGCTCGAGGAGTTCAACAAGGCTAAGGTCAATCTTCTCTCAGATAAAATTAATGCTCATTTCAAGGTTGTAAGGTGGAAGCTCTTTGAACGTCAGATCAATGGTGGATACAACCCGATCTGTGAGCCTTTAGTAAATGGACAGGCATACAGCAGCGCATTGAACTCCGGACATAAGATCTTGGCGGAGCTCGATATCATCCAAGCTTTGCAGCGCATCTATGGTGTATCGGTACCAGTATTCCTTGATAATGCAGAGCGCATTAATGATTTCAATGTTCCAGAAATGGATTGCCAGTTAATCACTCTTTCTGTAACAGAGGATCCGATACTGAAGGTGGTGAATGAATAATGGAGGTTTCCAAGGATTCGAGAGGAGCTTTATGGATTGCTTGTAGTGAATGCAATCGCGGAGGCAATGGATCAGATCCGGATAAGTGCGGTTGTGGAGGCAGATGTAAGAAGTTTAATGGTGCTGGCTGCTTCTCCGGAGAATTAATGGGTAAATATAAGGAGGAATTGAACAATGTCAGATAAAAACGCAACAGCGCAATCAACAGAATTAACTATCAACAATAGTTTCATCAATGGTTTGTCAGCGCAACTCACTGAGAAGCAGCAGTATGGTTTGACCTTCCCAGAGAATTACAATGTCACAAATGCCCTGAACAGCGCTTATCTCATGATCAAGGATATGACTGTTAAAAAGAAGCAGGGCAATGATTGGGTCGAGTATCCGGTATTAAGCGTATGCACCCAGCAAAGCATTGCAAATTCCCTCGTCGATATGGCTGTTCAGGGATTGTCTCCTCTAAAAAAGCAATGTTACTTCATTGTTTACAAAGATAAACTCACGCTTAGGCGATCCTATCAAGGAACTATGGCAGTGGCTAAGCGTGCCGGAGTTAAAAAGACTCCTGTGGCTCAGATCATTTATGAAGGGGATACATTTGAGTATCATATTGAAAATGGATTATTCGTTATTGATAAGCATGTCCAAGATTTCATGAATATTGATAACACAAAGATCAAAGGTGCATATGCGATCGTCGAGACTGAGGATGGTCAATACGTCGAGATTATGAATATGACCCAAATAAGAAACTCATGGGCCAAAGGTTCGGGTTATGATCCCACAAAAAAGGATTCCGTCCACGCAGAATTTACGGATCAGATGTGCAAGAAGACTGTTATCAATCGTGCGTGTAAGAACACTATAAATAGCTCCGATGATGCTAATCTTGCTGAGGCGTTTGAAAATACATCAGAGAATGAAAATATAGACTTTGTTGCTAGTGAGGTTCAGCAAGATATCGAGACTAATGCCAATACCGAGGAATTTATTGAGCCGGAGATTGTTCACGGAGAAGTTATTGATACTCCGAAACAGCCGGAATCTGATAAGAAAGCTCAGAAACCTCAGCAGACCAAGCCACCGGTTCAAGCTCCTGAGGTACCGGAATGGATGAACCGGGAGGGATAGAATGAAATTAAGATGTTTAGGAAGTTCTTCATCTGGTAACTGTTATCTTCTTGAGAATGATATGGAATGCCTGGTCCTTGAGGCTGGGCTTCCATTCAAGGAAGTTAAGATAGCGCTTGATTTCAATGTAAGCAAAATCGTAGGACTTCTCGTGACTCATGAACATGGGGATCATTTCAAATACATCAAAGATTACTTAAAAGCAGGGATTCCAACTAAGGCAAGCCATGGAACGTGGTCAACGCTTCCTTATGAGGTCGAGATATCCGAAAAAATGGTTCGCCCTGGCTACTGGTACCAGCTCGGAAACTTCACAGTAACACCTTTTCAGGTAGTACATGACGCAGTTGAACCGCTTGGCTTCTTGGTCCGCCATCCTGAAATGGGCACCTTGCTATTTGCTTCTGATACTGAGTACATAAAGCAGAATTTCAAGAAGCTTCAGCTAAATCACATACTGATTGAATGTAATTACAGCCAGAAGATCATCGATGGTCGTATGAACCAAGGGAATACGATTAAGAGTCTCAGGGACAGGGTTATTCAATCGCACATGGAGCTTGAGACATGCAAAGCCTTTATTAAATCCAATATGACATCAGCCCTTGACACCGTTGTTCTTCTACATCTAAGTGACGGTAACAGCAATGCTGAGCAATTCAGAAAAGAGATCCAAGATCTCAGCACCATGATTAATGTCAGAGTAGCGGATAAAGGAATGACCGCAGAGCTGGACATAATTCCATTTCTAAACTAGGCACTTCCGGTATAACATATCACAAATTTTATCCGGAATGACATAAATGACCTCGTAACCGGGGTGGTAGCCAGCCTCCCCGGAAGAAAGGAGAAATACATATTGACAATAATTGAAGATACAAGACAACAAGCAGACAAACACAAGATCGAGAACGCTCAGCTGCAGAGTTTAGGGGTGAAGATCCTTCGTAGTAAATTGCCGGTTGGCGATTATGCAAATATAAAAAATTTATCAGTGATAATTGATAGCAAGAGGGATCTGCAGGAGTGCATGAAAAATATTTGCGGCGGAGGAATGAAAAAGAAAAATGGTGAGACCGAACACGATCGATTTCGCAACGAATGCATATTAGCCAGAGATAATGGAATCAAATTAATAGTACTTGTGGAACATGGCTGGGGTATCAAGAGCATTGATGATGTCTCTCTCTGGATAAATCCGCGAATCGAAGCTTTTAATCGCACGGTAAAAGCTATGCAGAGAAAGTGTCAAAGTACAGCCGGAATGAGAGCTCCAAACACTGGATTAACATTAGCAAAATCCATGAGGACTATGCAGGAGAAATACGGGGTTGAATTCCAATTCTGCTCCAGAGGCGATGCAGGGAAGAAGATCCTTGAATTATTAGGCGGTGATTAAATGCAGAGCTACCGCAAGCGTATTGCAGTACAGATGCAGCACAGACCGAAGAAAGAAGAGTTCAATCCGTTTGTTGCATCACAAAAGATCAGTTGGGATGAGGTTCGAGCCTATATATTAAAGGCGATCAGGATGCATGAAGAAGTTGCGAAAAAATTTGAACCACTTTCAGACGAGGAAAAACTCTGCAGAGAGGAAATTTTGAAATATAAAATCGACCTTGAAATTATGGATCGCAGTACATATGAAGAGGGCAGAGAGGTGGTTATGAAGTATGGAAGAATTATCGGTAAGGCAATACACGAAAGCTGAATTCAATACAGAAGAGCCTTATCGTGAATTATTTGCTTTAAGGAATAACCGCTTTCAGTACAATCAAAGATTTACCACCTTAAAGGACAATGCCCTATCTGTAAACTTCAAGGACTTTGGACGAATGCTTAAGTCATACGCAGAGGAGCAAGCCGGAAGAGGGGTAATAATCGATAACGTTACGCAATTCGATGGTCAGTTATTAGAGCTAAAAACCGGGGAATGGCTTGCTGATGATTGTGCAGTAACTCGAAGAAATGAACGTAACGGTGAAGACATTGCCTGCGTTCACCCAATCATGCCAGTGGAATGCTTAAGCAATATTGATACAGGTATTGAGAAACTTCGTATTGCTTTCAAAAAAGGTAAGTACTGGCGCAACGAGATATATGAGCGTAGAACCATAGCAAGCGCTAATAACATTCTGGAACTTGCGAACAATGGTGTGGCCGTAACATCTGAAAACTCAAAATATCTGGTCCGGTACCTGCACGATGTTGAGAACCTTAATTATGATATTATCCCTCAACATAAATCGGTCGGTCGGCTAGGGTGGACAAATAGTGATGGTTTTAGTCCATATGTGGATAAGTTGATATTCGATGGAGCAAATAACTTTAAAATCATATATGACTCTGTTAAGGCCGAAGGAAGTTTTGATGCTTGGCTCGAAATTGCGAAGAAGGTAAGGGCATCTAATTCTCCTGCAAGGATTATGTTGGCTGCAAGTTTTGCCAGTGTTCTCCTCAAGGTGTTGGGTAAGCTTAACTTTATGGTTCATCTCTGGGGAGGCACCGAAGCGGGTAAAACGGTTTCATTAATGTTTGCAGCTTCTGTATGGGCGAACCCGGCAGAGGATGGATATATACAGACATTTAATGGCACACAGGTTGCTATTGAGCTCCTAGAGGGATTTACAAACTCTATGCCACTTATTCTGGATGAATTTCAGTTAGTTAAAGATAAGAAGATGTTTGAGAGCATCGTCTACATGATCTGTGAGGGTATTGGCAGACTAAGAGGTAAGAAGACCGGAGGTCTGCAGGATACCCCCACATGGAAAAACTGTACCTTAACTTCAGGGGAATCCCCTATCACGAATGCTTCATCTGGTGGAGGGGCAGTTAACCGTATTATAGAAATTGAATGCCGAGGGAAGTTGTTTGAAGATGCTCCAGCTGTGGCCGATGTGGTTAGAAAGAATTACGGACATGCAGGGAAGATGTTTATTCTCTTTCTTGAACAAGAAGGTGCCAAAGAAGAGGCTGCGAAGTTATACAAAGACTTTTACTCATCACTGGGTACTGACTCAACAGAAAAACAGACTATGGCTGCAGCCGTGTTATTGACAGCTGATGCCCTGGCTACTAAGTGGATATTCACTGATGATAGAGCGTTACAGGTAGAGGATATTGATAAATATCTGCATAGCAAGGAATCAGTTGATGTCAATCTTAGAGCCTATGAATACCTTTGTGATACGATTGCTGCCAATCATTATAAATTTATTGTGAATGGTACCGTTCCGAATTATGAATGCTGGGGAAGCGTAGCCGGAGGCAAAACCAATGTGCTAAAAACACAGTTTGAGAAGATATGTACCGATGGAGGATATGATGCCAAAGCTCTTGCGAGTTGGATGAATCAAAGAGGACGTAGCGAAACAGTACCAGGAAGGGATTTCAGGAAGGTCAGTATTAATGGATCAAAGCTTTGGTGTGTGAGTCTAAGGGAACCAGATACGGAGTTTGAGCCATCGGGTCAGATGAGTATTCCATTTGATAATTCGGCACCTAAAGCCGAAGAGTGGACAGAAGAACGATGGAATAGCATAACGTCATAGCGGTACCCAAGGGTACCCAAGAAACTTGAAAAACTGGGTACCTCTAAAATGCAGTAAAATCAAGGCTTTGAAGGGTGCGGTACCCAAAAAGGTGCGGTACCCAAGAAATTTAACAACTATATATACAAATAATAAATGAAAAGTGTTTTCTATACGCGCGTAAAAAGTTTGGGTACTTTGGGTACCGTGCCACTTTTGCCTTATAAATCAAGGCTTTAGCGGTTCCCAATGGGTTGGGTACCGCTTGGGTACCGTGGGTACTCGAAGGAGGCAATTATGATACCATCCAAAACAGAAGTAAGACAGTTAATGAACGAGGCATACAACGTATTTTATAAAAAATGGATCAATCCTGATACAGTATACGACCCTGAAGCCATGATGCAGGAAGTCAGAGATATGGATAAAAAATATGACTGTCAGCTGTGTCGTGAACTGATGATTGGATTGGCCGAGAGTATAGATCGGGAAATTATGAGAAGGAGGGAATTAGATGTTAATACCAATAATCAAAATTAATGATAATGGTCATGTCCATATCGTAGGAACGAATAGTCATGACACTTTGTTCGTGGATGAGAATACAGGTGGCATTCAATATCTTAATCTACAGTGTATGGAAGGCACCAGAAAACACTGTGGTAAAGCAGAAATGAGCTTTGTCACGAAGGAACTGGAGGAATGGGAAGTTTATTCACAGATAGAAATGATTGCGATCGAGGAATTAATAGAAATAGCAACAAAGACCATGATTGACCAGACGGAAGCCAGTTTAAGGATGCATGAGTCCTTAAAAAAATACTTAGTGGTTAAAGGATTGTGCGAGGAAAGGCGAAAAGGTGATGATGTTGCCGATACGAGTGGAATGATGTTTTAGGGAAGGAGGAATTAAGTTGGCAGGAGTGATTGAAGTAAAAGGAGTTAATGACCGACTTCAGGTAATATCCATCTTAGCAAAGAACGGGTACCTGGTCAGGCAAAAGCGTATAGATCAAATGGTGAACGGCAAGAAGCAGACAAAGAGTGTGATCGAGTATTCGGAACCTGAAGATCCCTTCATATCAACCTCGAGGAGGGATGATGAATAATGGATTATGACAAGAAGCTGATCAACAAGGCTATTAACAAATGCTGTGATATCTGCAAGGAGCCAATCTCTGAAGTAGAGGCAAATAATTGTGAATTTCATTATTCCAGGACTAGTGGAAAGAGAGATATCTTCATACATATCAAGTGTTGGATTAAGTTATGGAGTGGGGGGGGATAAAGTCATGAAGGAAAACTACTACGCATTACTGATCTGCATCTTTCGTTCGGATTTTAACATCGATCGAAGTACCACATACATGCTGAATGGCAGGATGCGTAAGAACTTACCAAAGGGTGAAGGTAATGAAGAAATGATCCAGATGAAACAACAGGGAATGACCCACCGGGAGATAGGTGAGATATTCGGACTTACCCCGGAAGCAGTTTACCGAAGGATTAAGAGATCGAAGGAGGTTATGAGTCGTGGGAAAGGATAGGAACTGGACACCGGAAGACAAGACTTATCTATCAGACAACTGGGGAACTATATCGATGCCGACTTTAATGGAAAAATTAAACCGTAATCAGAACGCAATACTGGTTATGGCGCAGCGGTTAAGTCTAGGGCCATTTCTGGAAAGCGGTGACTACATAACCTTCAATCAGCTTCTCCTGGCCATGGGCTATAGTGGTGGTACCGGTTATCTGACAAAGAGCTGGATCAATGACAGAGCTTTCCCGGTAAAATATAAGCGAGTTAATACATGCCGTTTCATGGTTGTTTATCTTGATGATTTCTGGAAATGGGCTGAAAAGAACCAGGATTTACTAGATTACTCCCGCTTTGAGGAACACGCACTTGGCAAAGAACCTGCGTGGGTGAAGGGTAAGCGAAGGATGGATTTTGAACATCGTTTGAAGGTGAAGATTGAGCCGTGGACTCCGTCAGAGGATGAGAAGCTTATCCGGATGCTGAAACAACAGAAGTATTCATATTTTGATTTAGCTAAAATATTTAGGCGAACATCCGGAGCGATTCAAAGGAGATGTTGTGACCTTAAAATACCGGATAGACCAGTTAAGGCAGATAATCATACTGAGTGGACCGATCAAGAACTGCAACAGCTTACGGATATGATAAAGCGTGGTTACCGGTACCCGGCAATGTCTGAAGTGTTAGGAAGATCAGATAAGGCAATTAGAACATATGTGTTTAGATATTACCTTACCGAGAATCTTGATAAGGTTAGGGAATACATAGGAGCCGGAAGCTTCGGGGATAACCGACCACCAAGGAAGATCGGACAGTATAAGCTTATGACCATCGAGGAGAAGGCAGAAGTCAAAGAGCTGTTGGTAAGGTTAGCAGCTATTCTGAGATTTGAGTACAAGCAGTTCTTTGATGATAGCGACTTCTGGCAAAAGGATGTCTGCCAGTACTGGGACGGGTATTGTACAAAGTGTCAGACCGACTGTGATAGTTGTACGGAGTTTGTACGGATCCGGTCTCAATACTGTAAGCGCTGCGGTGGTACCTTCTTTGAGAGGCAGCCAGAGATTATATGTAGAAGATGCCGGGAGTAGAGAGTGAAGCAATACCTAAGAAAGAAAGCAGTATTGAGTAGAGGAGGGGCGTTATGAAAGTAAATGATCTAATGGAAGGACGCAACCAGGGAATGACCTTCGCTTTGAAAGTAGTCAAGGAGGGTGGCATTGAAGCCCTGGAGCAGGAGATAAAAAGTAGAGGTATTTCAGGGGTTTCCCTTAACCTTACCCAAGAGGAGATTAAGGAAGCGTCCTGGAAGGTTAGCGTGAGAGCTACTGAGGTAGCCATTGCAATCAGCCTGGTTACTCTGATGGATGAATTTTGCTTCAGCCGGAGCCAGATGCATAAATTCAAGGCTGCATTTGATACAAATGTTTTTAAGGCCACCAATAGTGATAGGTCCATGGATATCCTGCAGGAGTACATAACCAGGATAAGGGATGATATTGGGATAGAGATTACGATTAAAGATTAAAATTAAGATTTAGTTGATTATGACAAAGGAGGTACTTATGGAGCGAATACCTGTAGATGATTGCGGAGAAGGTAATTGTTGCCCTATATGTGGGAGTTTTAAAATATCTCGTATTGAACAATTTCCTTTAGAGGTTACATTCGACTTAAATACAAAAAAGTTAATGGTTAATGATTTTAGGGGCAAAAGGATATATAAACCTTCTAATAGACATTTAGCCCTATTATTTCGAAGCGGAATAAACAATGAAAGCCAAGTGACACTTTTAAAGTGTAGGAAATGTGATTGGCAAAGCGAACCATTAGTTCCGTAAACTGAAATTTACCGCGCTAAGCGCAGAAAGAAGGTAACAATGAAGAAAGTGATATTGGTGATTTTGATTATAACAATGGCAATAGGTTTTATGGGTTGTGAAACAGAAGCAAGCAGGGTTTCTTATAACTTATCGCAAGAGGCTGATAACTTCAATGTGATACGGCAGATAACCGTTATAAACTGTATCGAAGGTGACGTACTCTTCCAGATGACAGGCAAAATGTCTATAACGGCTGATAGGGCTGATAATCAGCTAGAAGTCATTATTGAGGATGAGAATGGAAATTATAAGAAACATTTCATAGGATTAAGCGATAATGTCACATATGTGGTGGAGGATATGGATATCAATAACGTTTCAAAGTATAAATACACCCTTAACTATAATCCTAAAATGTGGATACCGGTTAATATTGACACAATTGATTAATTGAATTTTTAAATACATATTAGGGGGAGGAAGCACTATGCAAGTTAATACGGATGAAGTAATTCTAAGAATAACTACAGCTATGTACCATCTTCTAGACCAGATGCAGCTTAATGAGCTTAAGTCAGTACTATATATGTACTTGGGTAAGTATCAGCTGTCGGAAGAGGAAACGTCTTTATCTACCGCACTAGATGATAACTGGGATAAGGTAAATATGTTTCTGGCAACGTTGAAAATTGAAGGTAGGTCAGATAAAACCATCAAAGCATATTTGACAGAATATAAGCAATTCTTCTGTCAGATTAATAAAAATTTCAGGGATATCACAACCAATGATATTCGTATGTACCTTGCATATTGTAAAACCACCAGGCATAACTCCGATACGACACTTAATAACCGGATACATAACCTTATGACATTGTTTAAATGGCTGCGAACCGAAGATTATATCTCGAAGGATCCAATGGATAAAATCCATGTAATTAAAACCGAGAAGAGGGTTAAGGACGTTCTCACGGATGAGCAAACAGAAATGATCCGTTGCAGTTGTGAAAAGGAGAGGGACCTTGCTATCATCGATATGATTATGAGCACCGGGATTCGCGTTGGTGAGCTAGTGAAGCTTAACCGATCAGATATTGACTTTATGAATGGACAGTGTGTGGTATATGGCAAAGGGCGTAAAGAGAGGCCGGTTTATCTGAATGGTAAGTCTAAGGTGCATCTACTGTGGTACCTAGAGCAGAGAAAGGATAACAATCCTGCACTATTCGTAGGAGACAGGGAGCCTCATGAGAGACTTACCGAATCTGGTGTTAGGTCGATGATGCAGAGTATATGTAAAGGCAATGATATCCACCTTTATCCGCATAAACTCAGACGGACAATGGCAACTAATATGGTTGACCGTGGAGCTCCGGCGGAGTATGTACAGAAGATTCTAGGACATGCATCGGTAGAAACAACATTGCAATGTTATGTAAATCTAAGCAATAGAGCAATTAGGGAGGCGTATAGAAGATATGCTGTATAGCCATATAGTGTGAGGCCTATAGAGGCCAGAAGGGAGAAATGAGAAATGAATTTATTAGATCAATGGAATGAGCATATAGTCAGAGGTAATCAGCTAAGTAGAGAGCTAGAAGATTTTGAAGGTATCATGCATGTAGCTGATATATCAGAAAGTAAAGTTGCTATAGCCGGTGGTGGAGGTACAACTTATATCGATAGGGTGCTTCCTCCGGATAAGATGGCGGAGATTAAAGGTATGGTTATTTCTTCTCTTGCGAATGCAAAGGCAGAGAAGGAAAGAGAGCTCAAGAAGCTTATGGGACTATGGAAGCCAGCAATCATTAAGCCAGAATTCGAAGCAGCCGTACAGGGAATGGATCAGTCAGGTAAGAAGCAGCCGGATCCGGTCGAGGAGAAGCTTACCGAGATCCTTCAGGAAGAGGCAAAACGGATTGAGGAGCTGCCGGTACCGTTAAAGCCTTCAGAGATCCTGGAGCAGAAATCAGAAGAGATTGAGAAGATGTACAAGGTCCAGATGTCAACAGTCGGAGCGATAGCTGAAAAGTACCGAGTGAAGAAAACTGATGTGAATACCTTCCTTGCAAAGCATAAGTTATTCCGGACAACACGAAAGGATGACGGCTTTTTAGATGCTAAGGTGCAGGCCAGGCAAAGCAAAGGTTGTTAATAGCTTCGATGGCACGGTAACCAAGCTGAGTCCCTCAGAGCTTCGGTCGTTCGGCAAGGATGTTAATCATGAGGTATGTGCTGTTTGTGGAAAAGATATCTACTTTACAGCGCATATGACACGGAGTGATTATACATATAAGCGCAGCGGGAAGGGTGGGACAAAGTATTACTGTGGATGGAACCATTACCAGAAGGGCGGTGATTGATGATTGACTGATAAAGATTTATGCCAGTACAAAATGAAGCAGTGTGAGATCGCTGAACTCGAGGTCCGGATCAATAAGCTGTTGGACAAGGAGATCACCACTGGTCACAGTACTGTGACTGGATCATCTAAGTATTTCCCTTACACTGAATTTCGAATGGGTGTATGGGTAGATGATCCGAAGGAAGTATCTGATAGGGACAAACTAATTGCTATATACCGGGAAAGGCAGTCAGCAGCCAGAGCAGCAGTCCTGCGGATAGAGCAGTTCATTGGTGATATACCCGATAGTGAACTACGAATGATTTTCCAGTACAGGTACATAGATGGGAAGAAGCTGAGGGAAATCGCAATTCTTATAAATAGGGATTATACAGGGATATGTAAGAAAATCCATGACTATCTTAAGTTTCAAACAAATCAACAAAATATGTGATAAAATTTAAAGTGGAAGGTTGCCAATAGGTGACCTCCTACGGCTACTGGGTGTCACAGCCCGGTGGCTGCTTTCCCTCACTCCCCCGAGGGATCCCCTCATACGTGTTCCCCTTATAAAAGGCATTCGGAAAATCAAAAAAGTACGAGTGCCTTTTTTGATTAATTGCTAAAGCATGTATATATAAACAAAAAATGCGCAAAATAATATCGTTCTCTATAAAAATGCAGAGGAGGGATATTAAATGCACATTTATTGTTAATGTTGACCTTCTGTTAAGCTTACAGCTGGTAATATATATTGGCTTATATATTATCATAAATCATAACAGGAGGTCGTAAAAATTTTTAAGGGTTATCTACCCGATGCTTACAGTATTATTATTGGATAGATAACCCGATTTTATACAAAAAATAAATATAAAATATAATACAAAAGCAATTCAGGGACTCTTCACAGCTGGTCTTTTCTTTGTAACTCCTATTGCAAATACTGTAAGAAAGTAGTAGTATTTGGATGGAAGGAGGGGATCATATGGGAAAATTGAGTTGTGTTTCTCACTATGAAGGTAACGTGGACTTCATTAACCAGATTATTGGTACTCTTGACATAATGTGTGAAAACAAAGAATCAGAGAATTTTACTATGGGAAAGAAGTTTGGCGTTTCTAATACTTATACCATGCAATTTAATTACAGAGGGTACAACGTAGAATTCGATATAAGTGTTAAAGAAATTTTTGAGAAATGCTATAATTCAAATCAACTTGGAAGCGCAATCGATGACATAATCAAAACTAAAATAGATATCGGCTTAGCTAAAAAAATATAAAACAACGTAAAGCATCCTTCGGGGTGCTTTTCATATGTGGAATCGTAGCTCAATAGGCAGAGCACTGGCGCGCGCATAACAAGTACAGTGGATGTAGGTTCGACTCCTTCCGGTTCTACTCCATCATTCATTGGTGGAATCCCCCCTTATATGTTCCCATTGTGTAAAGGCATTCTGCGTGATCTGTAGGGTGCCTTTTTAGTGTTCCACAGAGGAAAAATCTCGCCATATGATAATGTTGAAATTAGATAGGAGATGTTATATAATGGAAAATAAAGTCATGTATCAAGGGGGATTTATGAGACTATATAATATTTATTTTTTATGTAAGAAAAACATTGATCTGATTAAGGATTTCCAACTGCCCCCATCGAAAGATGGAAATGGCAGAGATATATTCAAATTTAATAACTGGAAACAAGTTAAAAATATTCTTAATGAACTATATACGGTAAATGGCTTAGAGGATTCTGTGAGAAAGGTCTATGAGAGTCTAGACCCCATAACGAGAGATGCAGCAATCCCAATTATCAGCACAGGCGTGAAAAATACATTGGTTAATAACCAAACTACATTAATTGAAAAAATGCAGACAATAATTGAACTATACGAAAGTATGGGAAATGGAGTTTCAGGTACAGGGATCGATGTTAAGCTACCTAAGTGTTCAGGTTTGAAGGAATACATAAATTATCTAAAAGAGATAGACTTTGTGTTTACACAATGTCCGTTTCTGCGTTCGAAAGACGAAGCCATTGTATTCAACACAGTTGATGTTGGTTCTATTTGGTTGACATTTGCTATTGTTGCTGGAACGAGTTTTTATATTCTAAATAACTTAGCTGGATTAATGAAGCAAGCGGTAGCGATCAAATCTAATATATTAACATACAAACAACAAGAAGAACAATTACATGCAATGAGAAATAAAAATGAGATCTCAGACGAAGTGATACAAACCTTTAAGAAATTAAAGGATGATATTCTAAAAGATGCGGTTCACGCTTTGGAAGATAAAGAGTCTCCGCTGGCAGATGGTGAAGAAATTGATAAAGCTGCAAAATCAATTGAAAAGTTGATCTTGCTTATGGACAAAGGTGTAGAAATACAATCATCCATTGAAACACCTGCAGAAGTTAAAATATTGTTCCCAATGCAAGAAACTCAGCCATTATTGATAGAGGATATAATAAAACTGCTAGAAATGAAAAAAGAATAGCATATCTTTAAAGAGTTTTCTCACATCCTGTTATTATTGCAAATACTGTAATAATGTGGTATAATTTGGAATGAATGGAGGCGTTTAAATGAATAATGAACCGAGACTTTTACCAAATGGGCATTATGCTTACCCGTTTTATGTTTTTTACAAATTCCAAACAAAAAGCATTTTAAAAGATCTGCAAGGCAGAGGACATATATATATGAAAAACCTTGATTACTTTATTAAGCTCGAACAAACAACGGGTGACGACAACATAGGTGACGCGAAAGAAGCTTTATCTTTTCGTTCTTCATTAAAATTAGAATATAATGGAAACCAAATCATTGATTTGGGAACATGCGATGTCAGGCTGGGAAGCGAAATTAAAAAGCCAGTATATTGTCTTACATGCATAGATATTTTAGACTACATAACAGAAACAACTCAAACAACAATAGAATGCGTACCTGCTTTTGACAATAATATTATAGATGGATTCAAAAAAGAGGATGAAGAACTTTACGTCCTTATCATTGACGCTGTCTCATTCCAAAATAAAATCAAACAATACTTAGACGAAAACTATATAAAATACAAATGCAATTTTGTTGAATACAGAGACACAAATATTTTCTATCGAAAGGACGAGCATATATCGTTCAATGGGCCGTTTCATAAAAGACAGAAATTTGCATACCAAAAAGAATTTAGATACATTATTGACAAACAAATAGAAGATGAAGAATGTTTTGAAATCTGTATAGGGGATATATCAGATATATCACACCTCTGTAAAGCAGAAGAGTTATTGCAAAACAAATATAAATATATTCTTGAGTTAAACAATTAAAAGAGAGCATCCTTCGGGGTGCTTTTCTATTGCATAAAAGCGGTGGGGAGAAAAAATTTTTAACATGTGATACCATCATCCTGAGAAGGGAGGTGGACGCATGTCTAAAACTGAACTCATAAAACATTATGAAAATGAGATTGCAAAAACTAATACAAAAATAATCGGCCTGTTGAGAAGCAGAAGGATACTAGGCAATCTTCCAATCATAGCCGAGCTTATGCAGTACGTATTAAAGAATAAGAACGTATATCTGCGCAATCTGAAGCAAGCAGAAAGAGAGTCCCAATAAGTGGCTCTTTTCTTATAACCAAAACAAACACGATTGAGAGGTGGGATGCATGGCAAGAGCACCGGATGAAAGATATAGCGAAGCATATAATCTCTTCCGATCCGGAAAGAAATTAATTGAAATAGCTAATCAATTAAATCTCCCGGAAGGCACAGTTCGCCGGTGGAAGAGTACTCATAAATGGGATAGCGAACGCTCGGATAAGAAAAGCGAACGTTCGGATAAGAATAAAGGTGGTCAGCCTGGTAATAAAAACGCTGTGGGTAATAAAGGCGGTGCAGCTCCGGGAGAAAATAAGAACGCTGAGAAGTATGGCTTCTTCTCGAAGTACCTTCCACCTGAGACAAAAGAGATATTCGATGCAGTAGCTCAAGCAGATCCACTTGATTTGCTATGGCACCAGATACAGCTCGCCTATGCGGCTATTGTGAGGGCCCAGCAGATTGCATATGTTAAAGACCAAACTGATATGTCAAAGACTAAGATACAACAAAAGGATGGTGATACCGTCACCGAAGAACGCTGGGAGGTTCAATTTGCCTGGGACAAGCAATCTAACTTTATGAAGGCGCAGGCTAGAGCGCAGGGAGAGCTAAGGTCCATGATTAAGCAATACGATGAAATGCTGCATAATAACTGGGATCTAGCAACAGAGGAACAGAAGCGGCGCATCGCACTGATAAAGGCTCAGACTGATAAGATGTCAGGTACAGATAACCAAGCCGAGCTTAAGCGGTTAGATGAAGTCCTCGGAGAGATTAAGGGGGTTGTCTAGATGCCATTTTCGATAAAGCAAGATGAATTCTTTCTGAATGCAGATCACCGGTGGAATATAAAGACCGGTGCAACCAGATCAGGCAAAACATATATGGATTACTTTGTTATTCCCAAGCGGATCAGAAGTCGGATTGGTAAACCTGGACATGTGGTATTGCTTGGCGTTTCCAAGGGAACATTGAAAAGAAATATCGTTGAGCCTCTTCAGCAGATATGGGGACCCAAACTGGTAGGTGATATTAACTCTGAAAATATATGCAAAATGTTCGGTGAGGATGTATACTGTCTGGGAGCTGAGAAAATCAGCCAGGTATCAAAGATCCGTGGATCCTCCATAAAGTATTGTTATGGAGATGAAATAACGGATTGGAATAAAGATGTATTCGATATGCTTAAATCTCGTCTCGATAAACCATATTCCTGCTTTGATGGTGCTTGCAATCCGGGACCTCCGCAGCACTGGTTTAAAAAGTTTATAGATAGCGATGTGGACATTTACTGCCAACGATATACCATATTCGATAACCCATTCCTAGATCCTAAATTTGTAGAGGAGTTGTGCAAGGAATACAAGGGTACTGTCTTATATGATCGTTACATAAGAGGATTGTGGGTGGCTGCTGAAGGATCCATATACCGATTGATGTGTGATGCGGTTTCCGGAGACGGTAAAAATCCATATGCGCTCACTGACAAGCCTAAGAACATCATGGAGATCAACATCGGTGTTGACTTCGGTGGATCAGGATCGGGTCATGCTTTTGTGGCTACAGCGTACACTAGAGGATATCAGAATATCATCGGATTAGCTAGTGAGCGACACATGAGTAAAAATGGTGACATAGATCCTGATAAGCTCGGTAAGCTGTTTGTGGATTTCTGTCTTAAAATCGTTAATATTTATGGATTTATCACTCATGTGTATTGTGATAGCGCAGAGCAGACCCTTATAGCTGGTCTCAGGACATCGGCTCGAAAAGGCGGTCTGAGTTGGCTAAGAATAGAAAATGCGCTTAAGACTATTATTAATGACCGTATCAGATTTACCCAGCGCATGCTAAGCCAGCAGCGCTTTTTTTATATGCAAGACCAATGCAAGACACTTGAGGATGCAATGACGACAGCCCTTTGGAATGAAAAGAACTTGACCGAGGATGAGCGTCTCGATGATGGTACCAGTGACATTGATACTCTGGATGGCTTCGAGTATACATTTGAAAGAGATATAAGCCGGTTCATCCGGTACGAATAGAGGTGAGAATATGAAGTATAGTAAAATGGTTGAATGCCTAAATAAATTAGTTGCTGATAAAAGCTTAAAGCTAGATGGAATTAATATTTCGTCTATGATGCAGCATGCTATTGAGTTATGGGACTTAATGTACTGCAACCGTGCACCCTGGTTAGGAACAGATCAAAAATCTGCCGGTATCCCTGCATCAGTTGCAAGCGAGATAGCCAGGCTTGTAACATTAGAGCTCAAATCTGAGGTCACAGGAAGCCCTAGAGCGGATTTTATCAATGGGATCTATAAGAATGTATTATCTGGACTCAGAAATCAGGTTGAGTACGGATGTGCTAAGGGCAGTATGGTATTTAAGCCATATCCATCCAACGATACGATCGCAATCCAGTATAATGCCGCTGATAGCTTTTACCCGATAACCTTCGATAGCAATGGGAATATTATTCAGTGTGCATTTACCGAGCAATACACAAGAGGCAAAGAGATATATACCAGGGTGGAACTACACTCACTTAAGGATGCCGGTGTACAGGTATATAATTATGCCTTCCTTAGTAAGACAGGTGCTACGATCGGTAGCGAAGTACCTCTAAAATCAGTAAGACAGTGGGAAGATATTGAGCCTTATGGATTGCTTGTGGGTGCCAAGAAATTAACGATAGGATTTTTTAAGGTGCCTCTTGCTAACAATATCGATCCAGGAAGTCCGCTCGGAATATCTGTATTTAGCAAATCCACAGAGCATATCAAAGTAGCCGATAAAAGATACAATCAAATTGATTGGGAGTATGACAGCAAAGAGGCAGCTGTGCATGTTGCAGCCTCATTGCTCAAGTATAACAAGGATCAAGACAAGTTTGAGTATCCAGGCGGCAGAGAGAGGCTCTATAGGACATTTGAATATAATACAGGTGCTACTGACAAGCCATTTATTGAGCCATATAGCCCGGATATCAGGGACGAGTCATATTATCACGGTTATAATGAGCAGCTTCGTCGGATTGAGTTTGACAGTGGACTTGCCTACGGGACACTATCCAATGTTCAGGATGTAGAAAAGACAGCAGAGGAGATCAGATCCAGCAAGCAGCGGTCATATACCACAGTATCAGATATACAGCAGGCACTACAAAAAGCGCTTGAAGATTTAATCGATGCAATTAACTACTGGATCAGCGTTGAGAATCTTTCTCCTGATGGAGAATATGCGGTTTCATTTGACTGGGATGATAGTATTATCACTGACAATGAACTTGAAAGACAGCAAGACTTACGAGATGTAGCTATAGGCGCTATGCAGTTATGGGAATACAGAATGAAATGGCGTGGTGAAACTGAGGAAAAGGCAAAATCGATGATAAATGAGCCTGCAGATGTAATCGAATAGGAGGGATTTGGATGGAATTAACACAGGAACAGAAAGATGCACTTGAAAAGTTAGCGAAGTCAGTGAGTGAGGCAGTTGACAAGATTACAAAGGCTGCTAACGCACTATACGAATGGATGAAAAACGTTATTTCCAAGGTTAAAGAAACATTACTCAAATCATGGGATTACTTAAAGACATACATCATGAAACTACCACCAAAGCAGCGTTATAAGCTATTAAAATCCATAGGGATAAAGGATTGTCTACCATTCTTTCGGAGAGATGGAGTAATCCATTGCCGTAATAATTGCTAAGGGGGTGTCAAGATGTTTACACCTTCACAATTAGAGCAGATACCGATAGAACTTGAACGTCTCTTCCTGGAATTTCAGCAACGTGCCATGTCCGATATTGTTCGCAGGATCCGCATCAACGATGAGATAACCCGATCGGCTGATTGGCAAATATATCGGTTGGTACAGATGGGGCAAAGCAGTGAGTACATACATCAGGAGATTGAAAGATTACTAATGCTTACGGATAAGGAAGTTGACAACCTATATGAAAAAGTAATAGACGCAGGATACAGTCATGATGAGAAGCTGTATAAGGCTGTTGGTGTAGACTTTACCCCTTTCAAGGATAACGAACCTCTCCAGCAGCTGATCAGAGCGGTATCAGCACAGACCAAACAGCAGCTTGTTAATATTACTCAGACCTTGGGGTTTTCCACTCAAATGAACAATATCAGAGTATTTACTCCTATGGCTCAATACCTTCAGAGGACACTTGATGCTGCTGTACTGGATGTCGCTTCAGGAGCATTTGATTACAACTCGGTTCTTAAGAGAGTTGTTGCTGATATGACAAAAAGTGGTGTCAGGATCGTAGATTATGAGACGGGGTATTACAACCGGATTGAAGTGGCGGCTCGTAGAGCTCTTATGACTGGTGTAACACAGGTGGTTAATCATATTAACGATAGTAATGCGCGTGAGCTCAATACAGACTATTTCGAGGCCTCATGGCACGCTACAGCAAGACCTACGCATCAAGTATGGCAAGGTAGGGTATACAGTCGTAAAGAACTAACTAATATATGTGGGTTGGGTACTGTAACCGGCTTACTAGGAGCCAATTGTTATCATAGTTATTATCCGTTTATTCCCGGTATTTCTGAACGACAATGGACAGATGAACAACTTGATGAAATGAATGCCAAGGAGAATGCTGCTAAGAAGTATAACGGCAAGGAATACACGACCTATGAAGCCACACAAAGGCAGAGACAGCTTGAAACGCTTATGAGAAAGCAGCGACAGGACATTGACCTACTTAAGCGAGGCGGGGCTGATCCGGATGATATTCAGACAGCACAAATTAAGTATCATAATACAATGGATCAATATAAGAGATTCTCCGAAGAGATGCGACTCCCACAACAAAAGGAACGTATCTATATGGATGGCCTCGGAAAGGTTGGGTAATAGTATGGTTGCTATAACGGAGCTTTATAATAATGATAATTTAATCGGATTTGATGTATCTGGTCATGCTAATTACTCGATACCAGGAAGAGATATTGTATGTGCTGCTATATCGATGCTGACGATCAATACAATAAATTCAATCTATAGACTCAGCCAGTCGGAGCTTGAACATTGTATTGATGACGAACATACAAAATACATCATACTAGATAGCTGCGATACTCCTGCTGATGTTTTGCTAAAAGCGGTTCGAATTGGGTATAAAAGCCTTGCGAAACAGTATCCAGATAATGTGTCATACATAGAGAGGCGGTGATCCATCAATCTCGCTAGAGACGTGCGTTAACGTCTATTTTTTATGTCCGAAATGACGTAAAACTAATTCCCGGGTGCTTACCCGTAAAAAGCGTAAATGGAGGATTGTTTATGAAAAGAAAGTTATTGGAAGATATGGGATTAACCAAAGAACAAATTGACCAGATCATGGAAGAGAACGGCAAAGATATCACTCGTGAGCAGGGAGTTGCAAGCACGTACAAAACACAACTCGATGGCGTGCAGGAAAAATTGAAAGGGTTTGATAATGTCGATGTGAAGGAACTGCAGGGCAAGATTACTACCCTGACAAATGATCTTACCACAACAAAGTCAACCTATGAGAGCCAGATTGCTGATATGCAGTTTTCCACGACACTGGAAGGTAAAATTTCCGCGCTCAAGCCGAGAAATGTAAAGGCTGTTATGGCAATGATTGACGTTGACAGCTTAAAAAAATCCAAGAACCAGGATAGCGACATTTCCGCTGCTCTTGAAGCAGTCAAGAAAGACAATGGTTACCTTTTCGAAGAGTCAAAGGCTACTCCGAGAGTAGTAACCGGTAACCAAACAACTACCGACAATACAGATAAAAAGGCAGCGGCAAACGAAGCCTTTAGATCCCTGCTTAAGTCGGAATAATCAAGAAAGAATGAGGTAATTTATGAACAGAATTAGAAAAATTGCAATGAATTTACAGACGTTTGCGACCAGTATCGTAAACAGAGCGGATGCAGAGGCGATTATTCGTGAACAAATCGTTGATGCAATCGCGCAGGACGCTCCGAAATCATCTTCATTTATGGCTATGGCCAAGAAACTTCCCAATATGACATCCAAGCAGACCAGAATCAGAGTGCTTGATTTTCTTCCTACGGCTTACTGGGTTAATGGAGATACAGGAATGAAGCAGACTTCCAGACAGGCATGGGATAATGTATATCTGACAGCTGCTGAGTTGGCAGTTATTGTTCCAATTCCCGAGGCAGTACTCGATGATGCGGAGTTTGATATCATGGGAGAGGTTACACCTCGTGTTATTGAGGCAATTGGACAGCGTGTTGACTCCGCTATAATCTTTGGCGAGAATCGCCCGTCTGAATGGCAGAATGATATTATCACACTGGCAAGACAGTCTGGTAATAATGTTGCTCTTGGGGCAAGTCCTGATTATTACGATAAAATTCTTGCTGAAAATGGTGTGTTTGCAAAAGTTGAAGATGATGGCTATGCAGTATCAGGCGTGGTTGCATCCACAACCATGAAGGCGAAGCTTAGAGGACTGCGTGATGACTCCGGTCAACCACTGTTTAACAAGGTTATGCAGGGCGCTACTCAGTACGCTCTTGATGGTGCTCCTATGTATTTCCCTGATAACGGATCGTTTAATGCGTCAATCGCTCAGATGATCGTAGGTGATTTCTCTAAGGCTGTATATGCAATCCGTCAGGACATTACAGTTAAGATTTTGACCGAAGGCGTTATCCAGGATCCTACGACTAAGGAAATCGTTTATAACCTTGCACAGCAGGATATGATCGCTTTGCGTGTTGTGTTCCGTCTTGGCTGGGCGCTGCCTAATCCTGCAACCCGTATCGATGAGGACCGTGTTGGCTGTCCATTTGCTTATCTTGAGCCGGCAGCACCTGTTACCACTCAGGCTGTTACCTTCACTGTAAAGGACAATGATGAGGAACCTGTTGCTATTGCTGATGCAAGAGTGAATGTCAATGGATCCAATATCAAGACGAATGCATCTGGTCAGGCTGTATTTAACCTTAGAGCCGGTACTTATCCGTATGCTGTAACTCTTAAGGATTACACCAAGGTAACCGGAACCGTAACAGTTGCATCAGCAGCAGTAGCGCAGGCCGTAACATTGATTAAGCAGTAATGATAGGAGGCGGTGCCAATGACCAATTACGCTGATTGTGCGTACTACACCGGTACATATAAAGGGGCAGTTATTGACACTGCCTCTTTTGATTTGTATGCCCGTAAGGCCACTCAGGAGATCAAAAAGTACACCTTTAACAGGGTGGACGAAGCGAATATTCTGGATGATGTGAAGATGTGCTGCTGTGAAGTTGCTGAGGTGCTATATAAGGATAAACAGGAAGATGTAAAAGGTATTGCATCTGAAAAAGTTGGAGAGTATTCAGTATCCTATGTAAGCCCAGAAGCCAAAGAAAAGCTATTGAGTGTATCCGTTCGTAGCACCATCTATAATTGGCTCTCTATGACCGGTTTACTGTATCGGGGGTGTTGATATGTATACCAATGCAGATATGACGCTCTATTCATGCGGTAAAGATGGAAAGTATACCAGGAAGGTAATTTATAAGGTGTTCTGGCAAGAAGTTAAGCAAAGTAATGTTGAGAAAACCGGATTAACCTCCGCGGATTCCTTGAAGGTTTTCATTCCGGCCGGTAGCGCCTTAGATGGACTGGACTTTACCACGAGCATGGACTTGGTTATCAAGGGTGAAGTGCTGACAGAGTTTGATAATACTTCTCAGGCTTCGATATCGGCATCATTGACAGCTCTTAAGGCTTCTCATGATGTCTATACAGTGACCGTAGCAGATGGCAAGCTCTATGGTAGCCGGATCATGCAACACTATCAGATATCAGGTAAGTAGGTGATCAGATGGAGTTTAACGGACATTTAGAAATAAAAGCTACGGACATTATCAAAAAGGAGCGCGGGCTTCAGGATATGGGACCGGTGCAAAAGTTTGTTGATCAGGAAGTTATTCGGCTTATGGCTCCATATACTCCGCGACAGAACAATATATTAATTGACTCTGCTACGCTCGGAACCCGGATAGGATCAGGAGAAGTAAACCAGATAACTCCTTATGCGAGGTATCAATACCATGGCAAGTTGATGGTTTCATCTATCACAGGAAGCGCATGGGCGAGCCGTGGAGAAAAGAAGGTCCTAACAGATATTGATCTTAAATATAATGGAGCTCCTATGAGAGGACCGTTTTGGTTTGAGCGTATGAAGGCTGATAAGAAAGAGGATATCCTCAATGGAGCCAGAAAGTTAGCAGGTGCAAAATGAATATTATTGAGTTGGTAAAAGAAGTTGTCATGGGATTCCCGAATATCTCTGATCTGCACATTGATTACACAGAGAAAGATCCGAGTAATTACGGTCTATATCCTACTGGTGATCAGCTGATCAAAGAGGACATCATTGGTAACCAGGACAGACGGCACAACTTTATATTCTATGCCATCTTTCAGAGTTTTAACGACTATGAGCGGATGGCAAACAGTACGTTTCTGCTTGACCTGGCATACTGGCTTGAACATGCAGCTGAAGGACAAGTGATTGAAGTAACTATAGACGAGCGAACGGTAACCGGCACACTGACGAGACTGACAAGCGCCAATGGTATGCTATATGGATATCAGAACGGTGACCTTGCTGGACCGGTCACATACCAGTTGCAAATTTACGCTCAGTATCATTTAGAAAGTGAGGAATTACTATAATGGCAGTTACAGGAAAAATTGCAAGAAAGTGGATGGCACATTTCATTGACTCTGCTCCAGTCGCAGGGCCTTCGGTTTTTAACCGTCTCGGTGCGGACTTAGAAGAATACACGGTTGAAATGAATGCCAATGTGAATACTACTCAGAACATATTAGGTGAATCGTCCACTAATATTGATGGGTACGAGCCTCAGTCAGCGGTTGAACCTTATATTGCAGTCGTAGGCGATCCGTTATTTACGAGGCTGCAGGCGATTGTAGATGGAAGATTAACACTGGATGATTTGAAAACCAGTGTAGTTGAGGTGCATTTATGGGATGAGGTAACAGCCACCCCCGGTACGTTTGTAGCCTATAAAGAGGATGCGATCATCGAGGTTGTTTCCTATGGTGGCGATACAACCGGCTATCAGATACCGTTCAATCTGCATCACATCGGCAATCGTGTGAAAGGTGAGTTTGTTTTAGCGACAAAGACCTTTACAGCTGATTAACTAACCAATAAGTATTAGTTTGATGGGCGGCAGCTACCTCCTCTGTCGCCCTTTTAAGGAGGGTATATGGAGAGTTTAAGATTTGATGAAGGATATAAAAGCTTTTGTATCAATGATGATGAGTCCAGGGTGATAAGTTTTAACCCTGCCGATTATGGACTTTTGGAGCGCTTCTCCTGTGCAAGGAAAAAGATCCTAGAAGCAGTAACCGAACTCGAGAAGGATATCAACATAGATCCAGAGGGTGAGGCATCAGACGAGCTTGAAGGAGCTGCAGAACTCATTCGGAATGTTAGAGAACTTATCAATGGACAGATTGACTATATCTTCAATGCAGAGTGTTCGCTGGCAGCGTTTGGTAATCAGTCACCTATCAGTACGGTCAAAGGTAAGTTCTTATTCGAGAGGTTTCTCGAAGCTATTATGCCTGAGGTTGAAAAAGAGATTAAGGCAGAACAGAGGGCAAGTCAAAAACGCATCGATAAGTATGCTAAGCAGGTGATTAGATGATAGGGCAGCTCCCTAAGTCATTGAATATCAGAGGAAATAATTACGATATTAGAACTGACTACCGCACCATATTACTTATATTTGAAGCGTATGGAGATCCTGATCTGACACTGCAAGAGAAAACGGTTGTTATGCTGCAATGCCTCTATGATAAATTTGAAGCTATACCTGAATCTGATTATGAGGAAGCTATAGACAAGGCTGTATGGTTCATGGATGGCGGCAAAGATCTGGATGATATAAAAGATACAAAAAAGGTGATTGACTGGGCGCATGATGAGCAACTCATATTCCCGGCAGTGAACAAGGTTGCTGGTTATGAAACCAGATCAGCGGAATATTTGCATTGGTGGACTTTCTTAGGTTTCTTCAACGAAATCGGAGAAGGTCTTTTTTCTACCGTGATTTCCATTCGGCAGAAAAAGAATAAAGGTAAGAAGCTAGAAAGGTACGAACAGGATTTCTATCGTGAAAATAAAAAGTTGATTGATCTGGCTGTCAAGTATACGAAGGAAGAGCATGAAGAAATTGATCATTGGAATGAATTACTGAAATGAGTGAGGTGAAAATATGGCAGACGGTAGCCTTAAGTTTGATACAAAGATAGATACAGAAGGTATTGATAAAGGTACCAGATCTATAAAGGGATCCTTGAATAGTTTTCTGCAGTCAGTCCGCAATATGGGTCGTGGTGTAGAGAGTGCTTTCAGCGGTACTGCATCTATTGATAAAGCAGATAGCAAGATCAGGATGCTCGTAGATGAAATTGATCAGCTATCTGACGGTCTGTATTACCTTGAAAAGCAGGGAATGTATTTCGGCGATAAAGAATATGACGAAGCCTATTCCAAGCTTCAAAGGTTGGAAAAAGAGTTGAATACATACAAGAAATCTCTGGCCGGTGTTGATACTGCTCAGAAAAAGACTTCTAAGTCAGTGGCTAAAGTTGGGAAGAATATGGATCGTACTACGAAGAGTACTAACAATGGTCATATGAGCATGATGAAGATGCTTAAAATGTCATTGCTGTTCTCGGTGGTATTTCGTGCGCTTTCAGCAGTAACAAAGGCGATCGGTGAGGGATTCCAAAACCTTGCACAATACAGTAAACAGACCAATAAAGATCTCTCAACTCTTGCTACATCCGGTCAAACACTTAAAAACAGCTTTGCAACTGCATTCGCACCAATCCTGACAGCAATCACTCCGGCGCTGAAATCGTTAATAGATCATCTTTCACAGGCTATCACAGTAGCAGGACAATTCTTTGCCGTTTTCTTTAACGGAGCCAGTACATTTACCAGAGCGAAGGACGCTCAGATTGACTATGCTAAATCTCTTCAGAAGACCGCGAAGGATGCGAACAAGGCGCTTAGCCCGATCGATAAGCTAAACATGGTCGGAGATGATGCTGCGGCAGGAAGTGGGGCTACAGATCCCAAGGATATGTTTGAAACTGTAAGTATTAATCCGGCAATAGCCTCTACAGCCTCTGGAATCGCAAATGCAATCAAAACCTCCTTCTCTTCATTGTTAACATGGTTTACAACTTCCTTCGGACCGACATTTTCAAAAATATGGACAAACCTGCAGGCGCCATTGACAACATTTAAAAGCATTGCCTCAGGAGTATTCACTGATCTACTTAGTCTGGGACAGCCATTGGCGAGTTATTTTACAGGGCCATTCACAACATATTTAAATCAAGTGTTTACATCTTTGGAGACGATTGTAGTTGGTCTATTTGACACATTTAACAGAGTGTTCTCGGACATATGGAATATTGCGGTCTTTCCGATGGTGCAAAAGTTTATTACAAGCGTGCTTCCAATCCTTACCGCGTTCAGCACAGAGGCGTGGAGTCTATTACAAGAAGTATTCACCGGTGTAAAAACTATCTTTGATATGATATGGTCTGATGCCATAGCTCCTGCTCTTGAAATTGCTGTTGGTATCTGGATGGATTTTGTGGATATCTTAATTGAATTTTGGAATAAGTGGGGAAAACCTATCTTTGACGGGATAAAGCTAGCTTGGAATTCTACGGTTGATTTGTTTGTTGCACTCTGGAACAAGTTTTTAAAGCCGATTTGGGACACGTTTATGAAAACAGTTGATAAACTATGGAAGGATCATTTAAAACCTCTCCTTGCGAATTTTATGGATTTTGTCGGTGAGTTTGTGACTGGAGCCCTTGAAATATACAATAAGTTTATCGCTCCGCTAGTAAAATGGTTCGTTGAGAAATTGGGGCCTCCCATCTCTAAGGTTATCTCGTACCTGATAACAAACATAGGCGATTTCTTAGGTGGGATCGTAGATGCAGTAAGTGGGATTATAACAGCTCTTAAGGGTGTCGTACAGTTTATTTCCGGAGTATTTACTGGTGATTGGGAAAAGGCTTGGAAAGGCATCCAAAATATATTTAAAGGAATTTGGGATGCACTCGTAAATATCGTTAAAACCCCGATAAATCTAATCATTGACCTGATAAACGGTATGATTTCAGGTATTGTTACTGGGTTAAATGCTATCATTGATGCGGCAAATAAAATCAGTATCAAGGCTCCTGATTGGCTTGGCGGTAAAACCTATGGAATACAGCTAAACAGGATTACGGCTCCCAAGATTCCGAAGCTTGCAACCGGTGCCGTTATTCCTCCTAATTCTGAATTCCTTGCACTGCTTGGTGATCAGAAGCGTGGCACGAATATCGAAGCTCCACTGGATACGATTGTAGAGGCATTTAGACAGGTAGCAGGTAATAGCGGAAACATGCTGCATGTAACATTGATGATGCCGAATGGAAAAGTTCTGTTTGATACCGTTGTGGCCGCCGAGAAAGAAAATTATAACCAGACCGGCGAGCCCGCATTTTTACATTAAGGAGGGTTGATATGACCGGAAATGGATACATACTGAAAGTCGGAAGTAATGTTTTTCCGAACTCTCTGATTGCTAAGAAAGGGTATAGTAATACGCCTGATCGCCGACAGGATAAAAATAGCTATACAGATACCAGGGGTGTTACGCATCGTAACATCCTCCCAGTAAAACGTACTACAAGTAAGATTACCACTATACCGCTTACATATGGTCAGAAGTTGATCGTTCAGGCGTTCTTTCCGAACAGGGACCATGTGGCAGCCGAGCGGTGGAATGATGAAAAGAATGCATACGAAACCGGAGTATGTTATATACCGGATGTGGAGTATGTTATTGATATGATTGATTGCAGTGGTAATTTTTATTATGATCCTATTGAAATTGAATTTATTGCATATGGGGAGTGATTACATTGAATAATATAGATCCTGTTTTAAAAACTATATATAAGAATGACCGCTTCCCAATGTCTACGGTAGCACATCCTAAGGATATGGAGGCTAACTTTTCCGCTCTTGGCTTAATTGTTGCGGGTGATCAATTTGCTGACGATAAAGGTGAATTTGAGTTATCAGAAGGCATCTGCAGAGATAATGATCTAAAGTTTGGAAAGTGTAATGCTGCTCAGGTCAAATTTACGGTTGCAGATGTGGTTGACGAGATTGCTGGTAAGGAATTCTTTCTGAAGCAAACGGTAGATAATCTGTATGATATGCCTTTCGGGTACTTTACAGTAGATACCTGTCCGAAGCAAGATGATCTCAGATTCAAGGATATCACCGCTTACGATCGTATGCGTAAGATCAATACTGATGTGGCTGCATGGTATAATGGTTTAATCTTCCCAATGACTCTTGCAGCTTTCAGAGCCTCATTTCTTGCCTTTGTAGGACTTGCTGAAGATACAAGTAAGCTACCATTACCAAATGACTCAATAACTGTGGAGAAGACAGTAGAAGCTGCACAGTTCCCGGGACAACAGGTAATAGAAGCTATTGAGGAGATAAATGGTGTATTTGGTGTCATTAATTCGGAAGGTAAGTTTTCTCATGCTATACTGAAGCCTGTATATGGATTATACCCATCTAATACCCTATACCCTTCAGATACTTTGTACCCGGTAGCGGAAACAGATACATCATATACGCAACCGGATATCCTGGATGAAACGGTAACTGTAGCTATGCGTGAAGGCATCCGATTTGAGGAATATACGGTACCAGAGATTGATAAGCTGATTATTCGTGGGGAAGAGGATGATATTGGTGCTATCGTCGGAACGGGTAGCAATGCATATATCATTGAAGGAAATTTCTTGGTATTTGGCAAGTCGGCGGCAGAGTTGCAGACTATAACCAATAATGTTTTTGGATACATTGCAAAGCGCCCTTACAGACCCTTCGAGAGCAATCAAATAGGATTACCTTATGTAAAGCCGGGTGACATGCTAAAATTCGAACAGGACGATCCAGTAGTAGGATATATGCTTAATCGTACATTAAAAGGAGTGCAGGCGATCAGGGATGAATATACATCGCCAGGCAGCCAGATACGCACACAGCACACGGGACAGAATACTGAGATAATCAAGCTTAAGTATAAGACTACCAAAATCAAAAAGGATGTTGAAGGTGTCCGGATTGATGTTGAAGATTTAGAGACTAGCACGAACGCAAAGTTTGAAATAGTATCTAATGCGGTTGTACTCGAAGCAAACAGAGCAACGGCAGCTGAAGGAACACTTAGTGGGCAGATATCGGTTATGGCTGGTAATATAAACCTTAAGGTAAGTAAGAATGAGGTTATAGCATCAATTAATTTAAGCCCTGAAGAAATCCTACTCAAAGCCAATAAAATAAATTTCAACGGATTTGCTGTATTTGACAGTAATGGAGGCATTTCTAGCATTGATGGGGCGGTGCTTAAGACCGGAACTGTTGTAGCGGATACGGTTAGGGCCGGGTGGGTGTATGCCGGGAACATTAGTGCAAGTCAGATATCAGGCGGTACAATACAGGGAGTTGTTTTCATAACTACCGATGGAGCCAGGACAACTACAATATCAAATGGTGCGATAAACTCAGATTTTGCAGAGATAGACTTTCTTAGCGTTCCCATACAACTTAATGTAGGCGGAAGCATACAAATGATCGCCTATGATGGCAGCATTACAGCCGCCAAAATAACATGCTACAATGTCAATGGGGGAGTACCCATTACTACTGCTAATATCAGTGGTCAAGCGGTTGGTTATGCGGATAGTGCGGGTTCATCCTCTTCTTGTGCGACAGGCTACCTAACATTAAGCAGTGGAACATTACAAGCTCCGACTGGATCGCTATGGATTGGTCAGAATACTGTCAGGGCAAATACTATTGAACAGACATCAAGAAGAGAGAGTAAGAAAAATATCGAGGATTACTCATGTAATGCTCTTGAAAAAATCTGCAATACCAAAGTATATCTATATCACTATAACTCAGAGGAAGACGATACAAAAAAACACCTTGGCGTTATCCTTGATGAAGCACCGGAAGAAATATCAAATAATGATAAAAGTGCAGCTGAATTATATTCTATGGTGGCAATGTGTTGGAAAGGAATACAGGAATTAAACCATAAAAAAGCTGACAAACCGCATAATTATTAGAAATATGTTAAATTTATCAATTAATATTGATGTTTTTGTGGAATATAGTATAATATGGATAGGAGGTGTGGATTATGAGAAAAATATTAACCATATTATTAATTATTGTTTTATCATTGCCAACATTTAATTATGTCAAAACTGCCGAAGCAACAACACAGACTAGAAAACTAATAGACAGTGCCTATACTATTGACGGTAAAATTAAAATAAATTCAACGCGATCCGACTTAGATTCAAAAGTGTTTGAATGCACTTTAATGCTATTGGAGCAGACAATTCCAAAACAAAGTTTTATGGGGTTAGACGGTACAATAGTAGAAGGTGTTATGACTTATCCAAATATAGGAGATGCAAAAGAAGGAATATTTAATCTACAGTGGGTATTTACACCGACTCAATCAGAAATATATGAGACTAAATCAGGAACTCTTCATTTTGAAATTGACATGGTTAAAGATGAACCTAATCCTTTTGAGATCGATGAAATAACCATTCCATCTCTTACGGCCACAACAGTGCTTCTTGCATCGAGAACAGCGTATGATATCAATCTTAATAACAAAGTATCAGGAACATCATATAAGTGGACAAGCAGCAATGATAAGGTAGCCAAGGTTAATCCTAAAAACGGACTTGTAACTGCGGTCAGCGAGGGAACAGCAACTATCACCTGTGCAATGGCTTTTCCAGATGGTTCATCCCAGGAGCTAAACTCCTTCGTATCGATTAATTACGATGATAATGCTACGATTTTAAGCGATACAGTACTTGATTTAGACACAGGGGATAAATACACCCTAAAGGTTGAAAATGCTCCTGCTGGGGCAAAATACAAGTTTGCATCGTCTGATAAATCAATCGTAACGGTTGGTACTACAAGCGGTAAGGTGACAACAGTATCCTCAGGTGATGCATATATCACTTGTACCATTACAGCCGATAACCAGGTAATTGTATTAAGATGTGATGTGTCAGTATCAGAGTAACTTATAATTGTAAGGGCAGCGCCTATGTGGTAGCTGCTCTTTTTATGCGCAGAAATGGAGGAAGTTATGAACGGAAACAGAGAAATCGCGAAAGATAAGAACGAACAAAAAGAAGAGATAGTCAAAGGTATGGACCTCCGCATTGCAGAGTTAAATACAGACATCGTAACTGCAATCAACAAGGCTAATCTACCAGCGAAGGTACTGGAATATGCCTTTACTGAGTATCTAAACTTAATGCGGTCAAAGGCGAGCATGGCGGTGGCGGAACAGCAGAAAGCCTATGAGGAAGAGGTGAAGAAGAATGAAGAGATACATAAGGCTTAATTTCCAGAACAGCCCGTCCACAGCTACACCGCTTAATACTACTAATCTCAATAAGATTGATAAGGGTATTGATGATTGTGATAACGCCATAGAGGACTTATACAATATCAAATTTGATAAAGCAAACATAGCTAACAATCTTGTCACTGCTGCTTCCGGACTAGCTTTGGATGCGAGACAAGGGACAGCATTGAAAGCTATGATTGATGCGCAAAATGATAATTTAACTAAGATAAAAAAATATGCAACTGGTTATATAAATTGCACTGCAGGAGCTTTAAAAAATATTAATGTTGACACATCTGACTTGGCTGGTAAAACAATTTTAGATTACTACATCAAGGTGGTTAATGTATCTTTGAGTAATGTCTTTAAACAATCTATCGTGTATTATGCTGTCGGAAATATAGTATTTACAACGGATGTGACACAGGATTACGCATTTGAGCTTGTAGTATTTTATAAATAGCTATTAAATTTTCATTTAACCCATTAACCAAGACCTATATAGGTCTATTTTTTATGTAAAGAAAGGAATGAATTTATGGATAAAATAAAACTTTTTAATGGCAATGAATACAATGCCAAGGATTTTGCACAGATTGGAGATAATCTTGGCTTTACGGTACCAGGATTATCAGACTTCGCGTCCTTCCGGGGCGTGCTCACTCCGGAGAATCTAGAGAGTATTGAAGTGTATTCTGAGGGAGGTGCCCTATGTGCGGTGTTCGTAGGATATTCCCAGGTAACCGGAAAATTTGGCATCGAAGAGACAGCAGAAGGATTAGACATTACGGTTAATCTGAAAAAGGAAGACGAGTTGCTAAAGCGGATTAAGTTGCTCGAGGAAGAAGTTGCAGCACTTAAGGTACCTGGGGTTGAGTAATCCCTTAATAATTTAAAAAAGAAAGAGAAGGTATAAGATGGATAGAATAACTTTAGTAAAAGCATCATTTATCGGATTAGCCGGCGCAATCGGTAGTTTTATTGCAAATCTATTCGGAGGATGGACTAACGACTTGGTGACATTAATGATTATGATGGGCATTGATTTTGCTATGGGTTTAATGATAGCTGCAATATGGAAGAAGTCCGGTAAATCAGAGAATGGTGCGTTGAGTTCATGGAGCGCGTGGAAAGGGCTGTGTCGTAAAGGGGTATCTCTATTATTTGTTCTGATAGCTTTTCGATTAGACATTGCTCTGGGAGTTGAATATATCAGAACCGCTGTAATCATTGGGTTTATCATTAACGAATTGATCTCAATAGTTGAGAATGCCGGTATTATGGGAATCCCAATTCCAAGGGTGATAATAAAGGCTATTGATATGTTGAGAAGCAAGGAAGGAGATCCGGATGGCACAGATTAAGATAGCGGTAGACTCCGGGCATGGATCCAATACGGCCGGTAAGCGTACTTGTAAGCTAACCAAAGATATCGGTCCTTACAAAATGGGTACACAGGTTCGAGAGCATTGGATCAATACATATATCTGCAAGCTACTACACGATAATCTTATCGGTAAGGGTTATGCGGTTGCTAAGTCAGCCTGGGATGATGGTATTGTCACAGATGATCTGGATGTCAGTCTTTCCGATCGGCAACGATTAATAAAGAATGCTAAGTGCCTTTACTCGGTTAGTATCCATCTCAATGCATGCGGTGATGGTGTTAAGTATAACTCCGGTAATGGGACTGAGGTGCTGATACATAAAGATCCGGCCAGAGTAGGAGATTCCATGACCATGGCTGGGTATGTACTGTCTGAGATGATCAAAGGCACCAAGCAGACAAACAGAGGAGTAAAAACTCAGGCGCTGGCAATGTGTAATTGTAAATACCTCGGCACTAAGGCAGCCATTCTTTGTGAGTGCGCCTTTATGACTAACCAGCACGAGGTTGAGACCATGATCACCCAGGAAGACTATTGGCAGGAATGTGCAGACGAAATCGCTGAGGGTATTAATAATTACATTCTGTCTACTCTGGCGGTGCCAACCTCCACGATCAGTAAATCTTCCTCGGCTAATGATGTGATGTGGTTGCAGATCAAGGCAAACAAAGCACTTAGAGCGCTGGGGAGTAGAACAGTGCTTAAGGTAGATGGCGATTATGGCACCAACACTGTAAGTGGAGTGCATGAGCTCTGGCGGCTACTTGGATGGAATAAAGACGGCAAGGATACCGGAGAGAGGGCAGGAGCAAAGACACTTGTAAAGCTTAAATCATTTTAAGCCTCGCTGTACTTCGCCTAGTTATTAGATTTAAGCCGTATGATAAAACGTGACATTATTGGTTGTCTGATATCGCAACTGCCTTAAAATCGAGAATACGAGGTCATAAGAAAACCCCTGGGCTTGATCGGCTCAGGGGTGATTTTTTTATTCTATTTCATCGATATCAAGAGAGTATCCTAAAATTTCCCCGATACTTGTTATATTTCCTTTAATGGTAACCGTGTCACCTTTTGCCATTTCCATTACTTTCTCTGTCTGTTCGTCAGATTTAATGTAACATTGAACACCCATAAAAGCAAATTCATCATCCGAAGGAACTAAACTTATATATTTTCCATCGCTATCTATATTTGATAATCTGCCTGTAATTTCTACATATTGATCTTGATATTTCTTTTCTGCTTTTAATGCATTGGAATTCAGATCTTCCATCATCTCAGAAACATCATAAGCAGAGTACTCAATGGGCTTTTCAGTTGGTTCTGGTTTTTCAGTTGGTTCTGGTTTTTCAGTTGGTTCTGGTTTTTCAGTTGGTTCGACCTCTTCATTATCAGATGGAGATTTATCCGTGGCAGATGTAGTGTCGGAGGTTTTTGTTGTAGGCGTGACGTCATCGTCACCAGAGCTGAAGAGCGAGCCAATAATGCCAATTATAAAAAATACTCCGATAACGATCAAGAGTGTTATTAGGCAGCCTCGCTTTTTCTTCTTAGGCGGTTGTTGTGACTGCATATAAGGATTTTGTTGTTGTGGCATTACAGGTGGTGGTACTTGCTGTGATTGATTCTGCTGCATCTGTGGTTGTGCCGGAGTACCACAACCAGGGCAAAAATTGCCATTGAATTCTATTCCACATTTATTACATTTCATTTGTAAACCCTCCATGTTATTAATAATTGGATTATACTACCAATAGCATATTTTGTCAAAAAGAAAACCCAATGGACCGGAGTGTATAACTATTTTATGTATACCTCAAACCATTTCTTTGGCTTCTGAATAGGTTGATTATTGTTCTCGCTGATCTCTATTATCTCTTGCATACGGAAGCTGCATCCCGGTTTATCAAGCAGACATGTTTTGCCATTCCCTTTGTATTCACAGCTCTTTACTTCCAGGGTACATATATATTTATCCATCCATTCATCCTCGCAAACATTTGTTCTATGTTTTCATGATACTACAGATACCTTAATTTGTGAATAGGATTATATTGCAAAAGAAAACCCCGCATCACTGCAGGGCTCTCCGAAATTCTAGAAATTCTAACTTATATCATCTAATTATCTGGGATGACTCTATAATATCAATTCTATGAGATACTGTATAGTTGGGAAAATGCTGATTTTTATTTGTGAAAATGTACATATTGTTGCATTGTACTTATAATACTCTGTCAACCGATACAGCGGCTACAATGATGGTCTTTACATTGTTTCCCAACCATACGATGAAGACCGGAGCAAGTGCCGATTTGGGAAGACTGTTTAGCACAATCAGATACGGCTCCAGAATCCTGGAGACACTGTGGTTCCACCATAGGATGATAGCAATCA